AACTTGGCGTCACCCTTCTGCACCTCTGGCGACAGAGGCTGGAGAATCCGCAAGAACGGAATCTGCATATCCTCTGTACCAATTGAATCCATGCCCTCGCCTGCAAACTCTGCCATGTCAGCAAAGATTGTGGACGGTGCGGTTTCTTTCTTATCTGCTACTGCTGTACCAGCCATTTTTAGCTCCTTGAAATCTTGGCTTCTGTGCCAACAAAAACCCCAAATGTGTCGAAGTCCAAATCCTTGCCGGCTTCGATTCTGTTCTTGACCCACGCCTTCAGGGTGGACGGATGTACGTGAGTCTTTTGTGACGGATCAAGACCGTACTGTTGCCGGAGGTCTTCGACCACCGAGCCAGCCATGTTGTCTTGTCCTGCTGAGAACGAGATCGTCACATCATTCTTGATGATGTCACCCTCGCCAATGGAACGCAGATAACCGAACGCTTCCTCGCGCTTGTCCTCTGCGATTCGCGCGTGAACGAACTGCCGCAGCGTAACCTTGTTACCGTCCACGGTGACACTGTCCATGCCCATCTCTTCCATGAGCATCGGAATGTCTTCTTCGTTGATCTTGCGCTTTTTAAATTTCAGATCTTTCAGAAACTGTTCTGCATCTGCGATCTGCTTGTCGATGTCGATTGATCGACGGATGAGATTGGAGAGGTCACTTGCCCCCTCCTTCTGCACGTTGTCAAACTTGTCGGCGTTGACTGCCTCTTCTTCGAATAGCGAGAACACATCGCTCATCACTCTCTCCTTCTAGTACAAAGTTTAACCCCTTCGGGTGGTGGTGCAGCCCTGCCCACGGAGGTAAGCGCGGGCTGCGGCCAGTGTGATACACCGGCAAACTTTTCAGGTCAAGCGGCTTTCTTCTGCTCGTGCATCTTGACCATGTGCGCGATCTGACGACTCACACTCCTGTCACTTTCCTCGGCTAGTCTTTGTAACTTCCTGTAGATGTCAATGGAAACGGCAACCGATTTGTACTTCGTCTTATCCACGCTCTTCTCCTTGATTTCATTCGCGAACTGATGGAAACTTAACCCACATGATTCGGGGGAGTCAAGTATTTAATGGGAATTGATCACAGGATCCGGGATGGATCCCAAGCTGAACTGATTGCTGCGGCCTGGCTCGTGGCACAGGGGTGCTACGTCTATCAGCCGGTGATGGCGCAAGGTCCGATTGACCTTATCGCCCTTGCGCCTGACGGGCAGATGCACCTGTTTGATGTCAAGAAGGCCAGCAAACGAGAGAACGGAACCTACATCTCGCGCAAGCTGCATGATAAACAGCGGCAGATGGGCATACGTCTTCTGTACGTGGACCTCGAAACTGGGTCTTGCGCCTTGTACCCGCATCAACTCTACGCCTCCATGTCTGTGCAGCACGAAGCCATCGTGGAAAAAGCTGCTAATCGCCACTGGCACGGGGGGAGAGTTCCAACCATTGGCGGACTTCTTCACCCAGAGCAGCAGCCGACAACTCAATCTTCTTCTGCAACGTCTTCACAATGTGAACATCAATCGTCTGCGGAACCATCAGGTCCACATACAGAACCGGATGATGCTGACCAATCCGATGCGCTCGGTCCTCTGACTGTACCCTACTCTCGAGGTTGAAGTCGTTGGCGTAGTAGATCACATTGGTCGCCGCGTGTAGCGTCAGGCCCATGCCGGCTGTCTGCGGATTGCCGACAAAGAATCTAACGTCGCCCTCTTGGAACTGCTTCTTCGCCTCTTCACGCTGATCGCTGGTGGTGTCGCCGAAGTATGTGACAGTGCTGTCTGGTCCGTACTTCTTCTTCAACGCAGCCTCGATCTTGCGGATGTCGTATCTGAATCGCGACCAGATGATTACCTTGCCTGTCATCTCCTCTATGCAGTCTAGCAGCGCATCGATTCGATAGCTTGGCACCTCTACCAGTTCGCCGTCATCGGTAACCAGATGACCGCACAGTAGCTGCTGGAGTCTGATCAACTGTGTGATGGCGGCTGGCGCCGACACCAACTCACCGCTGTCAAGGATCGCGATAGCCGCCTTCTTGAGCGAGTGATAGTGCTCGACCTGTTCCTTCGTGAGCATCACCCGCCGCGTGGTGTATATCTTCTCCGGTAGGTCTAGGGCTTCGTCCTTAGTGACCCTGTACGAAAAGCCTTCCAGTTTTTCCGATAGCTCTTCCAGATTCCTGTAGCCCACAACCTGATTGAAAGAGTGTGCCCCCATGCGCTGCGTACGAGTGATGGCATACCTACCTTGGAACGAGTAGTACGAGTCGAATCCGAGAAGCCTCTTATCCATGAATCCGCACTGGGCGTATAGATCGAGCGGCGATTTGGTGACCGGTGATCCGGTGAGGATTCTTTTATATGCAGCCTTTGCACCGAGGAGGACCAAGTTCTTAGTGCGTTTGGCTTTGGGGTTTTTGATTGTAGTGGACTCATCAACAGCAAGTAGGCTTTGCCTGCCTTGAATGAACTTATCCACGTACGCTGGTAGCTTCTTACTCGCGAACCCTTCCACGTTTGCCAGTAGGATGCGGAGGACACCACGCTCTTGAAGACCGGCTTTGAGACGTTCTGCCTGTGACTTGTTTGGATTCGGATTCCATACATATACCTCGTGCGGAATGTCCTCGGGGAAGTGGACGGGAATCTCCGACGTTTCCCAGTTGCGGTAAACACCTTTCGGCGCAACAATAACCGCTGTGTCAATTCGGCCCTGCTCGTAGAGCCACACCATGTTGTCAATAAGCACCTTCGATTTGCCACAACCCATCTCCATAAAGTATGCGTAGTTTCTTTTATCGTAGCTGCGATCCAGTGCTTCATGCTGGTGAGCATACGGCTCCGTCTTATACTTGAACTTCATCCTCGAACCTCGAACCTTGGAACTGTACTACGTTGTATCGCGGGGATTCACGCAACAGCTTTTCTAATGTCTCGCGTGTGCAGCTTGATCCACACGCTTCCAATGCGTTTATTGCTTCTTCTAATGATAGGTTGCCATCCATGTAATCAAACTGGATACGCAACATTGATGCGACCTCACTCATCTGACGCCCCCAACATGATTCCGAATCGTGCCGCCTCGAAGTACCAGAAGATTTCCGCCGGATCGTGAACCGTGGTGATCATCTGTATGGCGCCGTCTTTATTCTGACCAAGGATAATTATTTCCTCGAAATTTTCTGCGGCTGTCGCGCATACATCCGGCACCGGCTGTCGCGCTTTCTCGACTCGATTGATTGGAAAACTTAATACATTGTCTGTCATATCGCGCACTCCCCTTGGCAACAGTCGTCGATCACGCTGCCACATACAGCGCATTGTGAATGTCCGTGAACCTCGATGCGCCCAACACCGCCGCAACGTGGGCAATGGTCCTGCATCTCCTGTTCGTGAATCTTGGAAAGGATGTCCTGACGTTTGTCTTGCACTACATGGTGGCGACGGATGTCGCGCCAGTTTGGATCACGCTGCTTCATGTCTGTTCCTCGACCTTCCGGCACACAATATTTATAACCACCGGCTCGGCGGAGTTCGCGCTCATTTCGCGAAACATTTTTTCCTCGTTGCGGTATGACCACGCTTCGCACATGGCTGGGGTCTCGAACCGCTCGTTGCCGTACCGCATGTAACATTTGTTGACAGGCAGTCCGTTTACATCTGCCGCGAAACAGACAGCTATGATCACACCAAACATCTCAGCCCCTCAGAATCCTGTCGAACGCCTCCATAACTTCTTCGGACCGTCCTGGGCCATAGTCATCCGGATACTCGGCAATCTTGTCTAGCATCTCATCGACACACCACTCGATCACCTGTACGGCGGTGCTCCATTCCATGCTCTCTGTCGGTGATGCCTCTGGCATCAGATGTGTCTGATCCATATCAAACCTCCTTGTATATTTGTGATGGTACTAGAAAATCCCATGCTGTGCAATTCCGTCCATCACTGTCTGACTCTACCCATCGACATCGTCTTGCCGATAGGCGTTCCATGATTCACCTGCGTTCCTCGAACCGTCGGTCCGTTGACCGAACCGTTGTGGTTGTACGGCCCTCGGTACGGCTCTTCTTGAAACGAGAAATCAATCTTGTCCCGCGCCCCGAACATAAAGTCAAAGTCCGGATCAAGAACGCCTGAGAAATCTCCCCGCTGTAGTCCAAGACTGTGAAAACTCATCTCCACACCGCCTTCATTCGGACAACAACGGGGCGATCATCTTCATCCTGCGCCTTGCCACTTCCGATCTGGAGTCCGCAAACGCGGCACTCGGACCTCGGTTCTTCGGGCAGGGCAGTGTTGCAATTCGGACAGCAGCCAAGCGCGAGGCGCTTGCCCATCGTCCCGTCTCCTTCTTCAATCGTCACTGTCAACTCCCTGATACTCCACACGGATGCACATTGCTTCCTGATTCATCGGCATAGCGTCCCAGAAAATTTGGGTCGCCGCCACATGACACTCAGCTATAGTAGCGTAACCGCCGAGGGATTTGGTGTCGAACGAATCCGAATCGACACCATACCCTGTCACTAACAACAGAACCCAGACGACCTTCATTCGTCCTCGTCCTCCTCTTTCACATCTTCGGCAAACACCCAGTCAGCCCAGTACGAACCGGTCTTCTGCGGCGGCTTGAAATCAAACTCCTTATGCAGAGTATGGATGATCGCCTCCATCCTCCGCAGATCAGATAGCCACATGTCGTTAGTTTCCTCGACCGTGTTCTTGATGTCCTTCAGATCGTTGTGCATCTTCAGCAGCATCATCCTCATGTCGCGCGTCACGCGCTTGTCATACACACTCATTTTTTTCTCCCTATTGCACTAATCGAAGTGATGGTGATTTCGAAGACTTGTTGGCGACTGCGTTAGTTTCAAGCCAATCAATGCCATCCTCTGTGATCATCCAGACGTTTGTGAAATGTCCATCAGGCAGCATGGTGCTGATCAACCCCTCACAAGCACAAAGAGCCACGGCGTCAGCTTTTTCACGGGCCAGCTTGCTTTTTGTGGTTATGGGGTTTTCTTGGATGACCTGTAAAAGCCCTTGAATTTCCATAACCACCATCATGGTTTGTTTTTCATCCGGTATGATGTGATCCATCATTTGTCTTTCCTTTCTGCGCCATGAACCTTGATAGACACGCTGGCGTACACAAACCCTGTGTCTATCCCGCCTACGAAACAGTCGCCAAACTCCAGATCGGCGTCGTACAAACTGTCATGCAGCTTCCACAGATTGTTCATCTTTTGCTGATTGTACCGACGCTTTTTAGCCATCGCCTCATCGACACAGTTGTTGTTGTCGAACACATCACCCGCCGCCTGATGTGCCAGCAAAGAGATGAAGTCGTGGTAGCTAGGCTTCTGTTGGTACAAGATGTCCCTGTCTTCCCAGTTGTATGGGTTCCCGCTATCGTCCTTTTCAGTCAGGCCGTAGTGATCAAGATCACAGAAGCATTCGTCGTTGTCCTTCCACCAATCTTGCAGGGTGTAGGACTCTTCTTCTTGTTGGTGCTTGTGAATCTCTAGTTCCGTAGCCCTTTCCTCGGAGTCATACTTGGGCTTCAGCAGTGCCATGATTTGCTCGGCATCATCCTCATCATAGACGGTAGCGATCACCGTCTCCTCCGGCTCCCACGCGTCCACTGCGTCGTCCCATCTCAACAGGTCAGGCTGACCGCGACTATTAAAATCAGGGACAGGCCAGTCGCTGCTGTCCACTAATACGATGCTATACCTCTCGCTCACCTAGAATCTCCCTTCTGTAGGTTTCGTCTTCGTAGGCACACTCGTCGCAACGAATGTCCCCAAAATAGCTGGTATGTTCCCAGCATCTCTCACCGCACTGGTCGCACTCGACGCCACGGTAATGGTACAAACAGTGTTCAGAATCGTGGGACATAATCTACCCCCTGCTTCTGTAGCCACTTGGCACATTTATATTTGCGCCAAGCCGCATCGATCTCGTCCTGCGGTGCCTCGTCAAAGCAGAGATCAGCAAAGATTCGCATGAGCCGACGAACCTCGTCGGTCACATGCATCAGTCTGGGGTCAGGTTTTGCCACCGAATATCTCCTCCAGCTTGTTGATCTGTTCCTGCAACATCTCAGGCGTCGGAGAACGCTGACCTGTCATGTCCTCCTGCACCTCGTCATAGACTCGCAGATTCGACGCACCGTGCTTCGCGGCCCACGAATCTCGGCTCATCCACGCGGCATCTTCTTCCATGCCGATCAGCCAATCACTTACCTTACCCATCTTCCATCTCCTTCTTCAGCCATCTAGGAACCACATTGGTCACATCATAGTCAGCACCATCCAAAGTCTCGAACACACCCAGCGCCAGTGCCTGTTCCGCTGCGTCATCCTCGTTGTCTGCGGCGATCAACACCGTGTTGGTCGCCACAATCGTCACTTCGTACTGCATCACTCGATCCTCTCACAGTCACAGCCCCATTCGTCGAACAGCGATTCGTCCCACGAACCATCCTCTGTAAGACCACACTCACAGTTTTCCTCGATCTCTTCTTCCATCACTCGATCCTCTCTCCATCGATGTATTCGGCATCCGGCCACTTGTAGTCCATGCCGTCACCATTCTCCTCGCTCGTCGGCTCGTACTCGAACCGGTGACCATCCTTCTCCCACTGCACATGCAGCAGCCCCCACTTGATGTAGAAGTCATGTGCCTCCTCAATCGGGCGCGGGTATCCATTCACATCAACGGGCCAGTCCTCGATCCACTTGATCTCCCAGAAATGTGTGGCCTGTACATGGTACTCGGCCTCAATGATCTTCGTTGCCATATCAATAATCCTCCCTCGGCTCCGGATCGGACCAGACCTTCTCGCCCGTCTCGCCATGCCAGCCCTCGTTGTACTCGGCAATCTCCTCGACGGTCATGTGTTCGGACTCCACAGTCTGACAGCCATGATCGCTGTACCAATGCCAGTGCGGGTTGTACCGCCGACCATAATACCTGTCCGCCGAACCTCGGTCCTTGGGACTGCCGTGCTTCGCATCACCACGCACCCACGGCGGTGCCACCCTTACGCGCTCACCCATAGACCGCACTCCCGAACAAACCTGTCTGCACGATCTGGTCCGCAATCTCGGCGTCGATGTCACAGGTGTATGGGTTCATGATCGACAGCTTGATCTCCGGCGGCAGATTGTTGATGCCCACCGTGATCACATCGAATGACTTGGCCTCGGTTACCTCGGATGTGCTGGACGGCCAATCGTCAGCGTTGTGGTGAACCGCGATGCTGAAATTTTTGATGATGTCGCCACCATCTTTCAGACTCCAGTACCGGCCCTCCGGCAACGGCGCATGTGGTGCGCTCGTCTCCAGATGACGGATGTGGATGTAGTCCATCCAGTAATTGCACCCGCCCTCCAGTGCCGTGACCCACACAGCCTCGGCAATCTCAGCCCACGCATTCCACGTTGGGCTGGATGAGATGGTAACCATTGGCGCACCAGTGGCCGCCGAATACTCTACCTTGTTCATCATACATCTCCTTCCATATCGACGAATGTGTTCTTCGTCCGCGTCACGATGGCGTGGGGAATCCCCTTGTCTTTGAACTCCTCGACCAGATAGATGCCGTGCGGGACAGCAAGCAGATGATTGCGAGAGTCGCGGCCCACGCGATACACCCGAACACGGTCGGTGAAATCCTCACACTCCGTGTTCATCTTCTTCCGCAGGAACCGGCGATTTTTGATGACCACCTTCTTCAGGCGCTCGATGCTTTCCACGATGTGTGTGGTGCTGACGGAGATGACCTGCCCATTGCTGACCACCTCCTGTTTTGCAAAATACCTTGGCATTACGCTGCCTCCTTCACTGCATAGGGTTGAACGCGGTCAAAGAACTTGCCCACCTCGTCGGCATTGCGAATGCCGGTGAACCATTTGTTGTCATGGTGGACAGCCCAATCACCGTCGCGGGATATCACGAACCAAGAACAATACTTGATCGCACCGCGCGGCCCGATGTTGACCATCAGGTTGCTGCCCCTGCCAAACTTGGCCTCGACAATCGCCTCCTTAATGTAGCGATACCGCGTAACCTCAACCGTGCCACCCAGTGCCTCGGTCATGGACTTCAGATTCTCGATGATCTCGTTCTGCTTTTTCATGCCGTCCTCCTTAGACGTACTGTCTGTCTTTTACTTCGCGCATCAGAGCGCAGGGAATTTGCTGAACAGGACAATCGCGAATGGCCTCGTAGGCCGCGATCTGTTCAGCGCGGGTATTGATCTCGCGGATCACATAACAATAGCGATCCTCAAAATAGTCTCGGCAATCCTCAACCTCGCTGGCGCATGTGTGCCAGTCGGCCATCATCCACGAAACCGCATGTTCGCGAGTCTCGAAACTCGGATCGTTCTGATAGACACTGCCGGTCTTCCGGCACTTGATGAAAATTTCAAACATAGCTTCTCTCCTCCGTGAAACTTGAACCTCGGTCCTTGAACCGATATAGTCCCATGCAGTATTGCATGATCCACGACAGGCATACGTCGCCTGTCAAAACGTCGGCTATACACAGTGACAAATCGCGCGGTTCCCGAACCCTCGAAAGGGAATCGGTACAAGGTAAACAGTACCAATGATTGGATAGTCTCATATTATCCCATGCCATACAAGAGAAAATGTTTTCGGGGTTAGCCCCTATAGTGTTTTCCACACGAAAAAGTTTTTGGAAAAAATTTTTGGGAAATGGTGTTCCGAGTGTTCCGAGTGTACTGAGCATTGAATTTACTAGGAAAATCTCGGTACACTTCGGTACGTTCAGTACACTTGATGGCGAGCAAATCCGCTCGCGCGACCCTTTGCTCTGCAAAAAACAAAAACCCACAGAAAAACCTATAGGGGGCTTACCTTGCCAAAGAAGACCGCTGGCCTGACCAACAGGCAACGAGAGTTTGCTAGATACTACGTCGAGGGGCGATACAGTAATGCCGAGTGCGCTAGGCTGGCTGGCTATTCGCCCGACGCCGCCAAGCAACACGCATACAAACTGCTGGATGGTACGTCCTACCCTCTGGTCACTGATCTGATCAAAGAACTGCGGGAAGAGCGGGAGCGCAAATACGGCGTGACCCTTGTCGGTCAACTCAAACGCCTTGACGAACTGTCGCGCGGGGCAGAAGAGTCCGGTCAATTCTCTGCCGCCATCAATGCGGAGAAGATCAGGTCCGCTCTCGGTGGCCTGACCATAGACCGGCGGGAACAGAACCACATCCACCAGCTTGACCAACTGTCGCGGGAAGAGATCGTCGCCCGACTCGATGATCTCCGCAAACGACACCCACATGCCTTTGACAACATGAAGAGGGTTGAAGATGCCTCGGACAGAACGCCAGCTATGGAACTCATTGAGGCAGAAGTTACCGAAAAAGACCCACTGCCAGCGGATTGAGAACCGTGCCGGTGAAGGTATGCCGGACGTATATCTGTGCATGGATGGTGTGCCGGTATGGGCTGAACTAAAAATTACCAAGAATGACCGCTTTACCATCTCAAAATCCCAGATTGCTTGGCATTTGGGGCATACACGGTGTGGCGGTGTCAGTTTTTTCTTGGTCCACGACCCCTCTACGAGGCTTGTATTTTTGTTTGACGGTGGTTTAGCGGCCAAGTTGCACGGTTCGCGGCTCTCGGTCCTGCGTCCTGCGGCCCGCTGGTATGGTGATATAGGCGCTGCGCCCTGCGCCCTGCGGCTTGCGGCCCATGAATCGTGGATCGCGGCCCTCGATCCTGCGTCCTGCGCCCCTGCGCCCTGTGATGATGGCGCCGGCAGCACGAACGAAAACAGGGACGGGTTGTAACCCGTCCCTGTTTCCCGGAGGAAGCCCCTAGTGTTTGTGGTAGGATACAGTTTTAACATCCCGATCCCAACAGGCCCGGCAATCGCCACACTTGCCTTCCTGTTTTGGCGCCGGGCACTCATGCCCGATTGGTGCCGCGTCTTTGATCACGGCGCTGGACCACTGCCACTTGTCCGGTGGCGCCTGGTCGACCATCGTTTGAGACAAGCGCAACACTGCATTGTCAGGCAATGGTTCAATCTTTAGGGCATCGGCCCAGATTTTGTGTTCCTTTGTCGGTATCCAGTGGCGCTTATTCGGTGTCGCTTTGATCACGTCAATAATATTCAGCGCCATGCGGATATCTTCAACGTCGCCACTGTCAAACCAGCGGAAAAATTCGGACCGCGTACGGTTCAGCAGCGCGACCATGCGCGGGACAAAATCGATAGCGTGGAAAAAATCCTCGCGTTCTTCCATTTTGTTGACCACGTTTGGCATGCGATACATACCCTTTCGGGCATAGCAATCAAAGCATACCGAGCCGGGCACCTTGGCGAGTTTGCTGCCAGTCTTGCATTTGAAAGCCGAGCGGGAAATTGACTTGCCCGGCATTTTTGAGACGTTTGAAAGCATGGTTTAATCTCCGCGTTTTTCCATGTCCTAAGATAATATCAGATAATCCCACTCAATCAAATAAAATAATCCTGCGTCCTGCGCCCTGCGGCCCGCGCCATATGTATGTGGACCGCAAAAAACTAGGGCCACCGAATGGTGGCCCTAGTCTCCGGAGGGACCGGTTACAGGATGCCAGGCACTAGGTAGTCATCCCATGCATCTTCTTTAGCGCACTCGATAGCCTCGTGAGGCGTGAGATCATCCTCGTAGTAGTCGCGCCATGGTGCGTCTGGTAAATCCTCAACGCCTACTCCGAGCTTGCGTGACACGATCTGATCGCATGTCTTGTACCACTCCCAAAAGGCGGCGTATGTGGGTTGGTTTTTATATGTCATCTGTCCATCTCCGTTTGGTCCGTGTTTCCCGGGCGGGTATCCAGCCCGCCCGGGCACGGAGGATTAGTTTGTGGGCGCTATGATCTCAAGCTGGTACTCGACGTGATCGAGTTCGCCAATGCGTTCTTCGAGTTCGTACAGCTTTTCCTCATCGCAAAAGTTGTCATCCATCATGGCGCACGTGACTTCCTCGAGCATATGTCTGGCTTGACTGACCAGCCCATTCACTTTCTGGATTTCCTCTGCATACTTCATTTGATTACCTCCGTTATCGAGCGATATTGCTCACCTAAATAATACCAGAATATCCCAACTAATCCAATAAATAATAGACCTGCGACCTGCGACCTGCGGCCCGCGCCATATATATGTGGGCCTGCGACCTGCGACCTGCGACCTGCGCCGAGGGGCGCCGGCGCAGCGCGTAAGAACGGGGGCCGCAGCCCCCGCTCCTGTTGTTACTCTCCTATGATCTGCTTCAACTCGCGCAGCGCCTCTTCGTACGCCTCCGCTGCTTCGTCCTTGCGATCTGCGAGTAGCATCATCGCCATGAACTCGATCTTAAACTTGGCGCGCTTGGCGCCCTCGATCATGTCCTGTTGTGTCATATCTGTTCTTCCTCTTCTTTCTGGTAGGTGTGGATGATTGGCATGCGCCACTTTGGAATAGGTTTCATCTTCTTTTGCCTTGCACGATATACCTCTCCGCTCATAAGCCCGCGCAGCCCCGTGCCAAGATGTGGCATGTGCTTCCCGCAGTCAGTGCAGATAAATTCAGTCGCGCCATACTCTGCAAGTATTGCCTCGCCCATATTTGTTGGTGGACTGCCACAGTGCACACAGACATCACCGTGCCAAGTCAGTACTCCTGTGTCGGGGTGCCGTGATATCAAGTTTGTGTTGATTACGGCAGCAGGTTCGGCGGCAAGTTGCTGCCAGCGGCCACGTGGACGGCGCTTTGCTTGTGTGGCTGACATCTGCCCCAAACGGTGTGGCGGCACAAGCGCATGATCTACTTTCTCATAACTTGCTTGTACATCACACTCTCGATCCGCACGGCGCAACTCAGCCAACTCGCGCTCCTTGTCCTTCTTGCGACAAGCCTTGTGCACAGATTCCTCTAGCTGGCGCATACTTTCTTTGCGTTCAGCCGAGGTCAAAACATCGCGTCGTATCGGCGCCTCGGCGGCCTTCTTGGGCACAACACGCGGTCTGCCGCGCCTTTTGGGGGCGGCTTTCTCGAGTACCTGCTCGAGCACACCATACTCTTTTAGGATCTCCATACGCCGTTTCGATATCTTCATAACCCACCAACCCTCCGTTGGTTGGCGGGGGCCGAAGCCCCCGCGCAGTGGTTAAGCGATCCGGTAGGCCCGACGACGGCCACCGTATGGTGAGGGCTGAACCTCGATGTCCGTCCCGCCATTCCGCAGGTCGGTCAGCAGCGTGTGGACACTGCTCTCGGTCAGCCCGAGGAACCCGCCAAGCTGCTCGATGGTGAACCCCTCGCGGGCGTTGGACAGAAGCTCGATGGCCCGCTGTCTGGTCTTGACGCCCATCCGGAACGTCACCGTCTCAGGCTCGTCATCGATGATGACAGGCTGGGGTGCCGGATCCTTGATCTGGATGCCGACGACTCTGTTGTCCTCGATTACAAGCTCGAGGGTTGTACGCTTGATTGACATATCGTACCTCCGTTATGTCAGGTTACCCGTTTCGGCCTAACAGCCATCATCAGGGGACAGCACACACTGCCCGACGGGTGGGGGGCCGAAGCCCCCCTGTTGGTTATCGGATGCCTTTGACGTGGCGCTTGACCTTGGTGAGCTTTTTGTTCTCTTCGAACGCGGCCTCACCGTGGATCCTTTTGTATTCGTCCTTGGACGGGGCACTCTCTCGGATCGTCTCTTCGACAATCAGGAACCGCTGGTCGTTGTCCTCGAGGATGCCGGTTTTCAGGGCATCGATCTCGGCCTTGATCAGGGCGGCGGCAGTTGCAAGCTCCTGCCAGCGCTTGACCTTGTCGGCCTTGCGATTGGTGGTGATCAGGTCGGTGACCTGCTGCTGAAATTGTGTTGCCATGATGACCTCCGTGTCGTTGGCTGTTTCGATACCTGAAAGGTATCCCGAGAAAGATGGGAAACACAACCCCTAAAATGGGATAAAATCAATTATCTTTTAGAATAATTCTAAACTAGCAGGGGTTACTGGGGCGCTTTGCCAATGCCCGCGCTGCCCGCGCGACCCCCCACCCCCTAGATTTCGGGGTGCTAGGCGCCGTCGTGTCGTGTCGTGTTGGGTTGATAAATTCATTGGCAGATATTATCGTTCGGGCATGTCAGGTGCTCTCCACACGATTCCCGACCAGGATCTCCGTGAACTGCTGCTACTCGAAGAGCAGTTGAAGAAGCTGGAAACCCGCGAAGCCGCACAGACTAGCTTCATGTCGTACGTCGATCACGTGTACGATGGGTTCATCGTCGGGCGTCACCATAAAATCATTGCCGAGAAGCTCGAACGTATCGCGTCGGGTGACTTGAAGCGTTTGATAGTCAACATGCCGCCCCGACATTCCAAGTCGGAATTCGCGTCGTATTTGATGCCGTCTTGGTTCCTCGGCAAAAATCCCAAGCTGAAAATCATTCAGGCTACAATGAACACCGAACTTGCTGTAAGATTCGGGCGCAAGGTCAGGGATTTGATTGCAGACCCGATTTATCACGAGGTTTTCCCAGACACTGACCTTAAACCGGACAGCCAAGCAGCAGGTCGGTGGGAGACCAGCGCAGGCGGGGAATATTTTGCAGCCGGGGTGGGTGCTGCAATGACTGGTCGTGGTGCCGACCTTCTTATTATTGACGATCCGCACTCGGAGCAGGATGCTCTGTCCTCGACTGCATACGATCACACATACGAGTGGTACACATCTGGCCCGCGTCAGCGTCTCCAGCCGGGTGGTTCGATTATCATTGTCCAGACACGGTGGTCCAAGAAGGATCTGACGGGCCGGTTACTGCAAGCGCAGGGTAACGACATGATGTCGGACCAGTGGGAGGTGGTTGAGTTTCCTGCCATTATGCCGTCGGGGGAACCGCTCTGGCCTGAATTCTGGAAAAAAGACGAGCTACTAAAAGTCAAAGCTGCGCTGTCCGTGGGCAAATGGAATGCTCAGTGGCAACAAAATCCTGTGTCGGAGGAGACCGCTGTCATCAAGCGAGAGTGGTGGAACGTCTGGGAAGAGGAGGACATACCGAGTCTGGACTACATCATTCAGTCCTATGATACGGCGTACAGCAAGAAAGAGTCGGCTGACTTCTCGGCGATTACGACGTGGGGTGTGTTTGAACCGCACGGCAACGGTGATCAGCACTTAATTCTACTAGACGCGAAACGTGGCCGTTGGAACTTTCCTGAGTTGAAGCAGATTGCACAGGAAGAGAATGAATATTGGGAACCCGACATGATGTTGATTGAGGCCAAGGCGACTGGTACACCATTGGCTGACGAGATGAGGTTACTGAACCTCCCTGTCATAACCTTTGCTCCGGGCCGAAAGAAGGGCGGGGGTGGTCTCGACAAGATGACAAGGATGCATATGGCATCCCCGATATTCGAATCAGGAAAAGTGTGGTATCCTGCCGCGCAGAAGTTCGCGGATGAGGTGATCGAGGAAGTAGCTTCTTTTCCAAATGGCGATCATGATGACTTCTGTGATAGCATGACAATGGCCTTGATGCGTTTTCGTCAAGGTGGTTTTATAAGTTTACAGGGTGAAGAACTTGAAGACTGGCTCCCGTCTAAAAAAAGAGAGTATTACTAAACCACGTATTCGTCTTGTTGCGAACAGGTTTTCTAAGCTCATGCTGCCCGAGAAACGTAAACCTACAAGATTGGCATAATAAATGGCACTTCCTCCACAGACTGTAGACATGGCAATGGGCGCTGGTGGTCCGGCTGAACAATTGCCTGAAGAGATGATGGTAGAGCTTCCTGCCGAGAACATGCTTCCAGAGGGCATTGAGATGGCCGGCATGGAAGAAATGATCGAGGTCCAAGCTGCGCTGTACGATCACAACGCTAATTTGGCGGAGATCCTTGATGATTCCGTCCTCGGGTCGTTGTCCTCGGATCTTCAGGACAAGATTGACGATGACAAGGAGTCTCGCGAGGACTGGGAAGAGGCGATATCCAAGGGCTTGAAGCTATTGGGTGTGAATTACGAGGAGCGCAACGAGCCATTTCTTGGTGCGAGTGGGGTGCATCATCCGCTGCTGAGTGAGGCTGTTACGCAGTTTCAGGCGCAGGCGTACAAGGAGATGCTTCCGGCGGGTGGTCCTGTAAAGACTCAGGTTCTCGGTGCGGCGACCCGGGTTACTGAAGAGCAGGCGCAGCGTGTGCAGGACTTCATGAACTACCAGATTACGGAGGTTATGGAGGAGTATGATCCGGACACGGATCAGATGCTGTTTTATTTGCCGCTGACGGGATCGACCTTCAAGAAGGTTTACTTTGATCCGGGCAAGCAGCGGGCTGTGTCGAAGTTTGTGCCTGCGGAGGATTTGATTGTTCCGTATTCGGCGAGTGACTTGAACACTGCCGAGCGGGTAACTCACGTTGTTCGTATGACGGAGAACGAGTTGCGTAAGTTGCAGGTTGCTGGTGTGTACCGCGACGTGGACTTACAGCCGGGAGATGAAGATGATGAAGGAGCTATTAGGCAGACTGGCAACGAGTTGCAGGGTGTACGTCCGTCGTATGGCGACGACGTTTACACACTGGTCGAATGTCACACGGAACTTGATCTCGAGGGCTTTGAGGATATTGGACCCGAGGGTGAGCCTACGGGCGTTAAACTCCCTTACATTGTCACTATGGATGAAGGGTCAGGACAGGTTCTCTCGGTGGTGCGAAACTATAGAGAGGCGGATCCACTTCGTAGAAAGCGACAATACTTTACTCATTATAAGTTTCTTCCTGGGTTTGGCTTTTATGGCTTTGGCCTGCTTCATACTATAGGGGGTTTGTCACGTGCAGCGACATCTATCCTCCGTCAGCTTATCGATGCGGGCACTCTTTCGAATCTTCCTGCTGGCTTTAAAGCTCGTGGTGTTCGTATTCGCAACGACGATGAGCCGCTTGCTCCTGGCGAGTTCCGTGATATTGATGCTCCCGGTGGTGACCTTCGGAATGCTCTTATGCCCCTTCCATACAAGGAACCTTCTGGGACACTTGCTCAACTACTGGGCGTTATCGTCGATTCAG